TGCGTCTTTACTTATTCCATTCATTGCAGGCGGAGGTCCGGCTGCATTTATTCCAAGGTTGTGCCTTCTAGGAGTAGGATAAATGGCAGATAATTTTGAAGTCCCCGCTGGTGGAGGGGGCCCTACGTTTGCTTCGGACGACATAGGTGGGGTTCACCACCAGCGTATCAAGGTCACATGGGGACCAAACGGTGCTTCCATTGATGCAGACGATGCTAGTGGATGGAGACTTCCGGTCAACGTAGGAGAAGTCCCGGTTCCTTTGTCAACCTCCGGCGGAGGTACTGAGGGAGACGCTCTTCGGGTCACTATTGCTAGTAACTCTTCGGGCCTGGTGTCAGTGGATGACGACGGTGGGTCTCTGACGGTGGATAACGCCGGTACCTTTCAGGTGCAAGTTGACGGCAGCAAGGTCTACCAGGGTACTATTGCAAGGACTCCGGTCTTTCTGCCGATTAACGTGGCAGCTAGCGGAGACAATACCCTACTAGCAGCCCAGGGCGCAGGAAACAAGATTAGAGTGCATCAGCTCTTTCTAATGGCAGATGCGCCGGTGCTTGCGCGCCTTGAAAGCGGGGCTGGGGGTACAGCCCTTACCGGTCATGAACCTTTGATAGCTAACACAGGGTTTGTGCTCCCGTATTCCCCAGTCGGGTGGTTCGAGACCGCTGCCAATACCCTTTTTAACCTAGAACTGTCCGCCGCGGTTAATGTGGATGGGTGCTTCGTCTATACCGTAGTTACGTAAACATGCTAGCCCCAATTCTGATGCGTTTCGGATGGCAAGCTGGGGCGGTCGGGTCCGGCCCAGGGGGCGGAGGTGGGGTTTCCGGTAGGGGAGGTGGAGTCAGTAGTGGAGCGATGTCTGCTCGTCGTCGCCGGGAACTCATGAGACGACAATACGCCATCCAGAAGGACGACGACATCATTCTATCCCTAATTTCAGAACTGTTATGACCCCAGACGAACAGAAGTATTACGACGAGTACTTAGAGATGTTCTGTACAGAAGGTTGGCGGCAGTTTGTCAACGACCTTCAAGGCTCTATTGAAGACTTAGAGCGTAATGCTATTGCCAGCTTAAGAGACGAGCAGGGTCTGTACAGGCTCAAGGGCCGATTGGAAGCTTTAACTCAGATGCGAAATTTCGAGGATTCCATAAAGGCTTCGTACGAGAGCGAGCAAGAATGATTTTGTACACCTACAAGTGTGGGACTTGCGAGGTTGAATTCGATGCGTGGTCTACCCTAAAAGAACGTAATACTTCTTTTCTTTGTGAACAGTGTGGCTGTGTAGCGAATAGGGTTATCACACCCGTACCCACCCAATGGAACACCAAAGGTAACGACCCAGATTTCCCAAGCGCCTATTCCAAGTGGGCGACTGACCGAGAAAAGCGCTATCAACGCGCCCTCAAACTAGACGAATCCTAACCGCTTTCTGCGGCTAGGCTACCTTTAGCCACCCTTGGGTGGCACTCACTTCACATCCCGCTCGCCGGAGAAATGTAACCATGGCCGAAGAATCTATTATTGTAGAGTCCCAGGAGGAACTGGCTCCTGAAGAAACTACTACACCAGAAGCCCCTGCACCAGAGGACAACGAAACCCCAGCCCCAACCGTCCCCGATAAGTTTCGGGGTAAAACGTTTGAGGATGTGGTTGACTCCTACGTCAATTTAGAGAAGGAGTTTGGGAGGTCCCGACAGGAAGTAGGGGAGCTAAGGCAGTTGGCCGACCGCTTTATACAGCGTGACATCCAACCCACTCAGCCAGAAGAAGAGGTTGTTGAAGAACCGGATTACTATGACAACCCACAAGCAGCCGTTGACAAAGCCATCAAGAAGGCTCTCAAGCCCTTAGAGGATACGCTTAATCAGTCCGCTCGCCGCGCCGCGAGGGATAAACTGATTGCGACCCACCCGGACGCTGAACAGCTAGCCGGTACCGATGAGTTCCAACGGTGGATCAACGAGTCACCCGTTCGCACCCGACTCTTTAAAGACGCCCACGAAGGATTCGACCTGGAGGCCGCCAATGAGTTGTTAGGCACGTACAAGTCGCTAAATGCGACCAACGCTGTTACCACTCAAGCCGCCAAAGCTGAACAGGAGCAAACCCTACGTGCCGCAACCTTAGAGACCGGGGGCACCGGAGAGACAGGGAAAAAAATTATGCGGAGAAGTGACCTGATTCGCATGCGTATAAATGACCCTGACCGCTATATGTCCATGCAGGACGAGATTCTGCGGGCTTATCAGGAGGGAAGGGTCAGATGATTCACCCAGACTAATTTGGAGCTACTACAATGCCTCTAGGCACAGCACATACTACTATTACCACGGCTGCGGTATTCATTCCGGAGCTGTGGTCTGACGAGGTGGCTGCGACGTACAAGATGAACCTTGTCGTTGCTAACCACGTTACTAAACTCAACCACAAGGGCAAGCGCGGAGACGTAGTGCACATCCCAGTGCCTACCCGTGGTGTTGCCTCTATCAAGGCCGCTGAAACACAGGTTACCCTGCAAGCCGCGACTGACGGTGAGAAGACGATTACGATCAATAAGCACTACGAGTATAGCAAGCTTATTGAGGATATTACCGCAGTACAGGCTCTGGCATCTATGCGTCAGTTCTATACCAATGATGCGGGGTACGCCCTAGCCACTCGGGTAGACCGGGAGCTTCACCTCTTAGGTGCGGCCCTTCAAGGTGGTGTTATCGGTACTGCGGCTACCAACTACGGTACCGCTGTTATCGGTGGCGATGGATCGACTCTGTTCGGGTCGGAGAATGGCACGGCCTTAACGGACCTGGGTCTACGTACCATGATCCAGAAGTTAGACGACCAGGACGTGCCATTAACTGAGAGGTGCATCATAATTCCTCCGGTGGAGAAGAAAAACCTTACTGGTCTTTCCCGATTCACTGAGCAGGCGTTTGTTGGTGAGGCTGGTGCTGGCAACACCATCCGCAATGGACTGGTGGGTGATGTTTACGGCCACAAGATCTACGTGTCCACGAACTGCCCTTGGGTCCATACCGATGATGGTCAGGATGAAGCGTATGTTACATTTAGCTCTGCTAACCCCACGGGTACGGACGAGCTAGGCACGACGGTTGCGCAGGCTTCTCCTGGTGACAAGTTCCGCGCTGGCATGCTGATCCACAGGTCGGCTTTGGCTCTTGTAGAGCAGCTCGGGGTGACAAGTCTATCTCAGTACAAGCAGGAGTATTTGAGCTGGCTGTACACCGGGCACACCATCTTCGGTGTTGGTGAGATCCGTGACTATGCGGGTATTGCCTTTATCGTTCCGGCCTAAGTCTGATACGTCTGATGGGCTGGGCTAACCCCCAGCCCCCCTTCTAAGAGGAAATTTTATGGCTACTACTCGTGGAAAAAAACAATTTCAAGGGCTGTTCGACGAGATTCTAACTGGTCGCTTTGTGATCGACATGTCTACGGACATAGCCGATGGTGCGGGTACTACCTTCACTGTGGCTATGCCTGGTGCAGCGGTAGGTGACTTCGTGTGGGCAGCGTGGGTCAAGGACTACTTGGATGTCTCTGTTACTGCTTATGTTGATTCTGCCAATTCGGTTCAGATCCGAGTACAGAACGAAAGTGGGGCGGCTCTGACCACCCCAACCACCACCGAGGTTTGGCGTGTAATCGTGGCCAAGCCCAGCTTAGCGTACTTTCAAGCCTAGGTTTGGATGGCCACTTACCTAGAAACAATAAATGCAGTTTTGGCGCGGCTAAGGGAAACCGAGGTCGCGTCTTTTTCTGAGTCATCTTACTCCAAACTCATAGGGGCTTTCGTCAACGACGCCAAGAGGGAGATTGAAGACGCATGGGACTGGACCGTGTTGCGTACTGAAATCACTGTTGCTTGTGTTGTAGGAACTACTCAGTACACCCTCGCCGGGACGAATGAGCGCACTAGGCTACGTGTCTCTGTCAACGATACTCACGACAACTACCTACCTCCCATCTTGTCGGACCAGTACTTCTATTACACCAAGATCGGTACTACAACTCCAACCAACCCTAGCAGGTACAGAGTTCGAGGCTGGGATGGCATGGGGCAACTTCTCGTGGATGTGTGGCCAGAGCCAAACTCTACCGATTCCCTAGTGTTCGAGGTCCTAAATCCCCAGCCGGACTTTACTAGTGACAGCACCATAGTAAAGGTACCCCACTGGTTACTTTACCAACGTGCCCTAGTGGATGCGATAGACGAGAGAGGGGACGACCAAGGTTCTAAGGCAGGTCCCCGGATGCAGATTTACGAGCGGAACTTGGCCGACGCCATAGCCATTGACGCGGGTCGGGCTAAGGGGGAAACCGATTGGAAGGTAGTCTAGCCGATGGCTCTAACCCCTCACGTGGTTCGGGCACCGGGGCGCTATGGCCTTAATACCCAGGCAGAAGCACAGAGCGATACTTGGGACTGGGCATCTGAACTCCTAAATGTCGTTTACGACGACTACGGTCGTATTGCTGCCCGCAAGGGTTGGGAGCAGTTAACCACTACGCCCATTGCTGGTACTCCCGACATAGAGGCCGTGTTTGAGTATAAGGTCAATGCTACTACCACCAAGATTATTTCCGCGGCAGATGGTAAGCTCTATCATGGCACCGCAACCCTTACCGATATAACCGGAGCACTTACTCCCACTGCTGATCTCTGGCAGTTCCAAAACTTCAACGGTAA